ATGCTCCAGATTGAATGTCTGAAGCAACAATTGTACCAGCTAAAATTTCAGCACTAGTAATTGTATTTGATGCAATCTGTGTAGCTGTAATTGTATTAGATGCGATGTCTGATGCAGTAATTGTATTAGCAACAATTTTTGCAGAAGTAATAGAATTTGCTGCAACCTTATCTGCTGTAACAGCATTGGTTGCTAATTTGTTTTCTGTAATAGCACCTGCTGCAATAACATCACCTTGAATTGCATTAACTGCTAATTTTGCATTTGTTACTGCATCATCTGCTAGTTTAACTGAGCTTACAGCGCTATTGAGAAGTTTGTTTGTAGTTACAGCATTATCTGCAAGCTTGGCTGTCAAAACAGCACCATCCCTTAAATCAACGCTAATAACTGGCTCATCTCCTATGCTAAATGTAAGAGTGGCTGGGTCTGACTCAACATTCAGGGTATTGATTGAGCTAACACTAGCAACATAATTAGAGCCAACAGGTAAAAAGTTAAGATCACAGAACTCAGTATCAACAATTTTATTTGTAAGCTCGTTGCTTGAGCTATCCACTACGTTGACTCTATATTGATGATCTGGAAAGTCTGTTGGTTCGTTCCAAGATAAAAAGGGTCTGCCTGTTGAGCTAGAATCAGTATCGGTGAAAGATAATCCTGTTGGTGCTTTTACAGCATAAGCTGAAGGCAGATTCGATAGTTCTTCTACTGGTTCTTGTGGTGGCACTTCCCATGTGTAAACATCAAAGTATTCTATTAGACTAACTGCAACTAAACCATTTGGCTCAAGCTCTAAAGCTTCTACTCTGCAAATTTTTCCATTAAAACCTAAACCAGCATAAGTTACATCGACAATATCTCCTACGTTAAGCTTATACATCTCAGGAGTTCCAACAAATCTAAATGAGGTTTGATTCCTGCTTCTGGTTAATATAGCTTTTGCCATGTTGTAGGCAATATAAGGATCAGAGACATAAGGAAATTCAGCTTTAACTTCTAAAACCTCACCACCATCATCAGAAGTATAGTTAGGCGATGCATCGTGTAAAACTGTTGCTGTGTCTAATTCATATTTTTTGTTAGCGTTAAAAAATTCAACAATGACTTTATTTGCCTTTTTGTCTTTATTGCCATAATCAACCGATATGCCTGAATCAGAAATAATGTGGTCATCGGTAATACTAAAACTAGATGAGCCTGTATCTTCTATTGAGAGCTCATACTGACCATCTATGTAAAGAAATATACCTCGCATATTAGCAAGCAACTCTTTAGCATTATCCATAACATTTTTATTAGCATCTAAGTAACCATTGCAATGAAATCTTTTAACTTTTGCCAAAGAAGAGCCTTCTTCTTCTGTATATGTTGAGGTAAAAACATCATTGATATAAACCAAATATTCTGCATCTTCATCAAAAAACTCATTTCTATAAACGTCTTTAATTTCTGCTTCTGTAATTACACCATCACCATTAGCGTCTAAAATACTTAATGTTTCGCCAATTTTATTTTGCCACCAATTTTGATTTGCAAATGTTCCATCTATTGAAAGAAAATCATTTCCAGAACTTGCACTAAATGTTGTATTTACAGCAGAACCATCAAAGTAAGGTTGATCAACCAAAGTATCACAAACATTTGCAGCAGAGCTAAAAGTGGAGATATTAATTTGAGATTGAGTTAAGCCTTTTCCATACTCATTATTAGTTATGAAATCAAGAAAACATAAAGCTGGATTATCTGAGTGTTTATAAGTGGAAACAGTGCCAAATGTTTGTGTATTATCTCTAGGATCAAAAACCTTCTTTCCTCTAACTTGTACTGTAAGCTGTGGCACTCCTCGCCACATTCCCTCTTTATCATAGCCATAATGAGCTGCTATATAACAAACTCCATCCAGCCTATGTGATGAAGTCCAATTCGGCATAGATGCAACAAGCATAGGGTCTGCTGTTTGTGATGTAGCTCCATGATGTAGATTCATAACATATCTATATTTAGCAGTAGGGTCAGTTCCAAAAGTGCCAGCAGTTAGATTTAAGCTATTTGTTCCATTTTGAGAAACTGTGTTTAATGATCCTGAGCCAGAAGATATTTTGTCTGATCCAATATAACCACCATTTCTAAATCTTGCAGAATCAGTTAATGGGTTACCATCAAGCTCAATTGTTCTACCTAATATTTCATCACACTCACCAACTGAAAGTGCATACACTACATATAAATCTTTTGAATTGTTGTTATTAACATCCATATAAATGATTTGTGCTCCAACCCTTCTTGTTCCGTAGATAACTGGTATTTTTCCACCCATAGAAGTTTTGTTAGCAAGTATGTCTTGACCTTTTGCAAGCATTTGCCTTGCTTGCAAATATCCCTTAACACCCACAGCAAATGTTGCTGCTTGCATTGTAAATTGAAACGGATTGGCTTTGGCATAAGCAACAACTGCCTTTCCAACATCAAGGAAAAATTTACCAACTGCTGACCAAAAACCCATTACATTCCCCACCTAACATCTTCTTTAACCTGACCAGCAAATTCCATACCCCTATCACCTGAGCTAAATGATTGCTGAGATTCGTCAGAAAAGTGCCTGCCCTTTGTTAAATTCCAATTAGCCCAATGTGAAGCCACTATTAAAGATAGGGTTGAACTATCTATTGTTTCTTGTATTGATACGCTTCTTATTTGACCAGTAAAATAATTAATAGCACCAACAATCGTTTCATCTGAATTAAAATAAGCTAAATATATTTCCACTTCTTTATCTGTAAAAGAGCCATCTTGCACCAATGATCTAACCTGATCTGTAATGTTTGAAAACCCAAGCGTTAATTCATTAACTTCTAGTTGTCCTGTTTCAATGATTGAGTCAACAGAAAGAAAAGAACCCCCAGCTTCATAAGAGTTAGAATCATAGGTTACATCTGCATACCAGTCAGTAAGCCTAATGGTTGATGATAGATTTAACTCAACTAGAAAAGCTGTTTTAGTTGCTGTGGATGATACTTGGGTTTGTAAAGCAGCAGATAGACTTCTAGGCATTAGGTAATAACCTCTCTAACATCAAATGAAATACTGTAAAAACCACTAGCATCAGTTGAATACATGATTTCATTGTTTTCAAGATATACAGTAAAGCTAGGTTTATTTACAGTAACAGCTTCATTATCTGCAAGAGATGCTACTAAGTTTGGAGATATGGTTACTGTTGCTGCTCCACCTGATGCATTAGCATCTTCAGACACCATGTACACCTTAGAATGATTGGCAAACTTAATATAATCTCCAGCCTTCAATGCTCCTGTGGTTTGTGAGAAACCATCCATTGCTATAGTGTTATCGCCAGAGGTATGAGCTCCATTAACAACTATATCTGTTTCTGATTTGCTTGCACCTAAATTGTCTAATGGTGCTTGTATAGTAAAGTCCTCAAAAGAACCTTTTTGCTTTTGTAAAAATGCAAATATCTCTTGTGCTTTTTCTTGTTGTAAAGGTGGCATTGCCACTGTAAAAGAAAAATATTGTGAGCCTATTTGTCTTACTTGTTTTTTACCAGATAAAGTCTGGTTCAAAAGCGTTGGTCTGTTATCTCTAAAATTTAAAGTTCTAAAGTTAGGGTCTGTTGGAAATTGACCAGACATTTACACAACCCCCATCTTGCCTTGATTGTTCATGGCATTGTTTATGATTGATGTTATCAATCCTTTTCTTGATGCTAGTAACTGGTCAAAGCCAGCAGCATCAACTGTTGATATATTGAAGTTGACTGTAGCACCACCCATTGATTGACCTTTTGTATGATCTATAACTGTTTCATTAGGATGTACCATAGCTAAACGACCACCACGACCATCCAATCCCCCTGCTCTAGCCCCCATACCAGTAAATCCCCCACCTTCAAAGTTATCAAGTGCAGATTGAAATGCACTTCCCAGTAAAGACTCTGATCCAAATGCACTTGCACCAAATCCAAGTAATTTTTTTACAATATGAACTCTGACCAATTCGTTAATAACAGCAGCTACAATTTTTTCTGCTAGTTTTCCAAAGTTTAAAAATTCTTTATTTGTAAAATCAAAAAATGTTTTGAATGAAGAGGTTAGGGTTGAAGCAACAGTGTTTAATCCTTTGAATTGTGTTTTCATTTTTTCAAAAGCAGCATCATCTATTTGAAATTTTTCGTTTTTTTGCACCAACTCTGCTATTTTCTTTTCCAGATCAACCCTTTGTTTCAATAGGTCATTAAGATTCATGCTTCCAGCAATGCTCTCATTAACACCTTCAATAAAAAACTCACCATCATTTTCTTGTAATTCTTTTATGACACCATTAACGCCATCAAGCTGTTGTCGCAAAGCTGCCAAAGATTCTCTTTTATCAATCATTCCCATGACATCAAGCAAATCTAAAAATGCATTTGAAACACCAACCACTGTCTGTTGCAATGGTAGCAGTGTAGCTCTTTTAAGCTCATTCATGGTGTCATTAAATATTTCTGCTTGTCTAATGGTATCTTCTGGGATAATGCCAGTAGCAGAAGCTGCTAATTCTTTCATAGCTTCTGAACCATCTTTACCCATCACAGCAAGTTTTACACCTGCTCTACCCATTAGATCAGCTAAAATAGCATTTTTTTCAAATTGACTTCCTACACCATCAAGAGCTTCAAATAAATCTATAAATACTTCTTCTGCACCTCTAACAGAACCATCAGCATTTTTAACTTGTACACCAAGTTTTTGTAATGATCTGCCAGCTTCAGATGTTCTAAGCTGTGCTTGACCAACCATCTTAGTAAAGTTTTGTAATCCTTTGTTAAACTCTTCTTGGGTTAATCCTGACTGTTCAGCAGCAAATTGATAGCGTTGCAAAAACTCAGTCTGAACACCAATTGAATCTGCAACCTTACCAATGGTGTCTGCTAATTTTAAAGTTTCATTTGCAAAATTAACAATTTGCCTAACTGCAAAAACACCAGCAAAAGCACCAGCCAGCTTTTTCATAGATGACTGGGTTGAATTAATGTTTTTATTTACAGAATTAAAGCCTTTTTTAGTATCGTCTTTAGCTGAAACTCTTAATTTATAATCAGTTGCCATTTTTTATTTGCCTATTCTTTTCTTCCAAGTATGCCATCCACCCTGTAAATTCGGATAAGGTCATCTTTTCCTCTAACTCCTGTAATGTGCAATGCAGCATTTCAGCAAGATAGTATCTAGCAAATAAGTCCTTATCCTCTGCTACTTTTTTGCTTGTTCTTCTGCATTAGGAGTTGACATAATTTCTAATGCAACCCTTGCAAGAACATCTTTATCTACACCATGCATCATAGTGTGCTTGTCTGATAGATCAAAAACTTTTTCTCCATCAGAATCTAAGGCTTTATATATTAAGCAATAAGCCATCAACGCTACGTCATCATCTTTTGCAAGTTTCTGCAATTTAGACATCTCTGCTAATGTTAATGGCTTTGCATATATTTTAAGAACCTTCTCTCCATCACTCCACTCAGGTATTTCAATCTCTTTGATTTCCAAAGAATCAAAATGAGCTTTAGCCTTATCTATTACGCTCATTTTTATACAGTGCTTTCTGTTAGAGCACCATTGCCCTGAACTGAAATACTAGCCTCAACCAATCCATCAAATGCACCAGTTCTTGAAACACCAGTTACAATAGCTGAACCGCTATAGTAGGTATCTCCACTTTGATCGCCCTCAGGATAAACATTCAAAGTTACTTCTGATCCAATGCTTAAAGCACTTTGACCAGTATCGGCTTCATCCCAAAAAACATCCAAACTTCCTGAGAAGCTTGTTAATGATGGTTTATAAGTTCTAGCAGAATCACCCATTGAAGTATCTTCTAAAGTATCAGCAGATTCTTCGATTGAGTAAGACCTAATTTCAAGAACAGAATCTGATCCAACTTTTATGACGCCTTCGCTTCCTTTATGTGTTGCCATTTTCTACCTCGTCTTTCGACTTTTCTTTAGAAGAAGATTTAACTTTATCTTTCGATGGGGCTGCTTCTTCTTTCCAACCCTTATTCTTCAATGACTCAACTTTAGACGGATGAGCTATGATTGAATTCTTGCCATTTGGACTAATCATTTTCATAATTATCTCCTTTAAACTGCTACGTCAGGAGCGTTTTCCTTGACATAATAGTTAGTTAAAAATGTAAGTGAGACATAGCCCAATGGCTTTTCTCCCTCAGCGTTAAACTCTATCTCTGTGGATTCTAAATAAGTATCTTTAGCTAATCCATCAAGAGTTCTATCAGCAGCTATTGCTGCTTCAACTTCTTTGCTTATTGTATCAATAGTATCATCAAAGTTGCTAGTAGCTTTTGCATAACCTTCCACAACTACTGACAATTCTCTGCTCATAAGTCTTTGTGTTCCTATAACGATGGGCTCAGATGTTTCTGATTTTGTGTAAATGATTAATGCTGGCAAAGAAGCATTTTCTAATGGATAAACTCTGGATTCAAAAACATTAGAATCAGTAGTTGTTAATCCTGTTAGGGTTGTGCCAAATTTTTCCCTGATTTGTTGTCTAATATGATTTGCCATTATATTTCCTCAAGCATCAAAGCAGAAAAACCAGTTCTATCTGCTTGTATATTAACAACTGTATAATTTTGTGCTGCTTTCAATGTATTACCATCAACGTCTTTGATGGCTGCAACGGCTAGTGTATTTCCAAATGATATGTTTGGAACGTCTATGGTTCTACAATATGCGATTGGTTTTAGTGCTTCCACGCCTATGCCTTCTTCTTGCTCAACATATTCATTATTAAGAATTATTCTTATTGTTGAGTCAGTACCATTGTTTGTATAAACAGCAGATACACCATGACCATAATCTATATCTAGATATGAAATCATATCTTCTTCTGTTTCCATGCGATATTGAGACATTATTCTTCCTCTAATACCAATGATACTAAACCTGTGTTATCAGGCTCGACTGTTCTAACAACAAAAGAAGTTTCAGGTTTTAAAACACTGCCACGATTAGTTGTAATTGCATTGACTACCAATCTATCTTCTTGTGATATATAGGGCACATCACTTGCTTTAATAATTGCTCTGGGTTGATAGCCAGCAACAGGTACTGTGCCACCTTCTATATTGAAATATTCTTGATCTATGATGATGTTAATGTTGGTTGAATTTCCAGAATCTATGTCAAACCAAGTATCTATAAGACCAACCCTTTGATCCCATAATGATTGTTGCACCTCGAAGAATGTAGCAGTAACTCCATGACCTGTGTTGATGTCTACATAGGAGTTAAAATCTGCTGCACTCTCGATGGGCATGATTTATTTTTTAGCTCTTTTCTTTGGAGCTTTAACCTCTGATGTTTCTAAACCAACGCTTCTATCAGCTTGTTTAGCTTTTGGTTTTTCAACATGAATTTCTGCCTTGCCATAGCCACATAATGAATGACCTGTTTCTTGATCTAGTTCTACTACATCTCCAGCATGAACCTTTGATCCATTGGCAACTGTGTCTTGTAAAATTTTATATTTTTTCATAATTAAGGTGGTGGGGTTTCCCCCACCATTCCATTTAAGCATCAGCTAATTAGTCAGATGACTTACAGAAACTAACAGCATGACGAACTGCTACGTCTACAGTTTGTAGAGCAATAATTCTCACGCTTCCTGATTTGGAAAGACTGAAAGTATCGACTTGAATATCAAGACCACCATACATTCCAATCAATAAATCAGCAAAGTTTCCAAAGTAGAAATCACCTGAAGTTACTTGATTACTTCTAACAACATTGTAGCCATTCATTCTTCCATCAGGCTCAACAACGAACATACCAGAACCTGAGTCCTTGCTAGTTGTTTTTAATGTTCCATAGTCTGCTGGCTTACAAATGTAAGACAATGAACCAGACAATGCATTATCAGCAGCAACAGCACTTTCCATGCCTACAATCTCAGCAAATGTTGG